CACCATCCAAGACGTTTAACTCTGCCGTGGTAGCCGTTACACCATCCAAGACGTTTAACTCTGCCGTGGTAGCCGTTACACCATCCAAGACGTTTAACTCTGCCGCTGTCGCCGTCACTGCCGTGCCGTTAACAATAAGAGAAGTTAGGTCGATACTTGCGGTAAGGTCCACCACTGCGGCACCAGAGCCAGCGCCGTCACAGTAGATTATTTTTGTTGTGTCCGCGAGGATGCTTACATTTGAGCCTGAGCCCTGCGTGAACGTAGCGGTTTCGCCAGTAGCGTTTTTGATAATGTAGACATGTTGGGCGTCGTTCGGGGATACCGTCACAGTGTTCGTGCCGGAAGGCGAGCCGCTTAAAACAAGCACGCTGTACTGCCCGTCGGATAGAGTCCCGTTCGATGTCGTTAGCGTATGGGTAGTACCAGACAACGTAATAGAACCGACGCCGTTTGTCAGGCGGTCAATAATCTGCATGTTGTCGTTGACGGTGTTACCCCACGTAGCCGACTGCTCACCGTTTTCAGGAAGCTCTATGCCGCCGTTTGCTGTATATGTGCTAGGCATAGCATGTCCTCACGCTGCGACAGGGGTCCACACGTCCCCCGTGTCTGTATCTATATCTGTCCACACGTTTATAGCATCTGGATCAATGTTTGTCCACTGATTGCTCGGATTCGGGATAACGGGGCCCCAAACAATGAGCTGGCCTGCGCGGCCCGTGGCGGAGACGCCGGTAAGCAGCACAACTGCGCCCGCTGCGACCTGCGCGGCCCCGGCTGCTCCGGTCGCGGCTACACCTGTGACGGAGACCTCGATAGACGGCAGCGCTTGGACGGTGCCAACTTCGCCTGTAGCCGAGACCCCTGTTGGGGTAATCGTGGCAGTGGCCGTGGTTGCGACAGCGCCGACTTCGCCTGTAGCCGAAACCCCAATCGGTAGGGCTGTGGCCCCCGCAGTGGCAGTAACTGACCCCACCTCACCTACAGCCGAGACGCCCGGGGTTGCGGCGACCACGTCGATGGACACCAGAACTATGCCTACCTGCCCCGTGGCCGATACGCCAATAATGGGGAACGACACGTTCGGGATAACCACCGCACCAACTGCGCCCGTGGCAGCGACGCCCGTGGCATTTGCGTATGGGTCTGCGTCGGCTATGCCTACCTGTCCGTTTGCGGTGACGCCCACCGTGGCAGCAGTGGCGTCAGCTGCGACAGCAACAGTGCCAACTTCCCCTGTGGCCTCAATGCCCGTGACCGTGGCACCGGCAGCAGCTACGACAGCAACAGTGCCAACTGCGCCCGTGGCAGCGACACCTGTGACCGTGACGGTGACATCCGGCACAAAGGCCGTAGCGGTTCCAACTTCACCTGCGGCTGCGACACCTGTGACAAGGACCGATACGGATTCAACTACCTCACCACTATCCGCTAGGGCTGCAGAGGCTAATGGTGAAAACCCAAGCATGTGTTACTCCTACGGCTTAGTGGGCCACGTTACGCTGTATGGAAAGCCAGCTTGACCTGTTATATCACGAAGTGCCTGTCGATACGATTGCATTTCTGTTGACATAGTTACGTCAGACAATGCCATCCAGTCAGTCTCTTTGAGTAGCTGGTCACGTTTGTTGCGGACAGCGTCCTCAGCCTGATCTAGCGACTTGTTCTCAGCAGTGTAGCCAATCACCCAGCGACCCGTCTCGTAGGTCTCGCCAACAGCTACGTCAGCAGGTTCCTCATCTTCCGCTTGCTTCGTCCGAGTTTCACGGTGAGGCGCAGGGTCACGCAAGACAGTCTGTACCAGAAAGTCATGCTCAGGCTGTGTTTCAGGCATCACATGGTAAATGCCGTAGCTGGCAAGGATAGCGTCACCGATCTTCTTCGGGAAGCTGGTCTGCGAGTTGTCACGGCGAAGGTCTCCAAGCGTGTAAGGGAATTGCTCGACCTCTCCGTTTGTTATTTTAACGAGTAGCATGTGTTCTCCTATGCTTTAAACTAATGGAAATCGGTATATGGTTTGATTAGTATAGCCACCTATGTATAAGTTTTCATTCCCATAATCTATATAAATACCGAAAGTTCCCGGTGAAGTAACGAGGTTCACATTCGTACAAAGAGTATTATCAGCCGCATTGTCTAGCACCTTGTCCTGTTTAAACCCATTATTATTGCCTGCTATTCTATAATAGAAATATTGATAGCCAGACGAATCCTTTCCTCCATACTGCATATTAAATTGGTTGTTACTGGTGGTCTGGATGAAACCATCCCGAGTTATAGTTGCACCAGACAAATTCTCTAAGTCTGGAAGCGTATATCTGTTAAGGGTTGTGGTGTTGTTAGTTACCCACAATACCGGATCACCGTTCCATTCTGCAAAGCAAAGGCCAGTGGGTTGGTGTCCCTCGCCGATAACAAAATAACCTTTGTAAACTGGAGTAGTTCCGTTTTCGTAGACATAAACGTAATCATTGCCGGTATATTGACCAAATAAAACATACGAGGTATCGTTCTGGTACACCATCGTGCAACCTGTAACTCCGTTCGTTACTGGTCTGTTGGGCATCAGAGAATCACCAGCGTTCCAAAGCATTTGCGATCCTGTATGATAACTCATAGCAACGTTGTTGTTATAACCGTCATATACCCTGTTTGTTACTGGGTCATAGAAATGCTGTGTCCCGTTCAGATTTGAAGCTGTCGTGCTATTAGCATCAGATGTGGTGTCAAAGTTAAGATAACTTCCATCCCAGTTACTATAAGATGGTCCAAACATACTGTCACCGCCACCAGCAGCTTGTTGCATCAGCCTAGCTAAACTCATGCCATTGCTCCACCAGCAAGGAAGCCATAGTAAACAGTCCCGCCATCTTGAGTGTAGAACGTGTAGACATTCGTAGCGCCACTTGCAGGGGCGTCAGGAGCCGTTCCGCCAGCCCAGTCAACCGAGGCAGGCCAAGTCACAGTCACCGTTGCAGAGGGCGTTACCTTGAGTGTGAACCCATAAGCCGAACCCGTAGCTGGGGGATTGCTGAACGCATAGGTCACATTAGCAGAAGGCGCATCAGAGAACACGTTGCCCGTGGACAAGTCGAGAGTGCCAGTAGAGATGTCACCAACTGTTTCACCAGCAGGTGATGCCTCAAAGAAACCCTTGGTGTAGTCGATGACAATGCCCATTATACTGCAACGCTCCCGTTCATGTCGTCCTGTGTCATTACCCAAGCGTAGCACTTGTCGAGGAATGCGTCACCTGAAGATGCAGTAATGTCATCTAGGTTTGCGTTGTAGCGCTTAAAGTCCACCTCACGAGTGTCGTCGTCAGGTGTAGCTGTAGCATAGCCAGCGACATCAATCATCACGGTGAACTTGGGTCCGCCCTCACGCATACGGGACACCGCAGCAGTGACGATGCGGAAGTAAGCACCAGCGAAAGGTGTGCCATATTGACTGTTAGTCAGGTCAAGTTGAATAGCCATTTTGGCCTCCTTTAGTACGTCACTTCGGACGTGTTGATGGTGGCGACCCACCGAATGTTTGTTGCTGCTGCCCCAGTGACAGTGATAGCAAGGCCACCGTTGGTCGTGTCTGCGCTGAGAGCCATGCCCCAAGCGGGTGTGTTATCAAGAACAGTTGTAGCACTGTTGACTAACACTGTCGTACCAGCAGAACCTTCCCTGCGGATCAAGCCCTCAACCTTCCATGCTGCACTTGCTGTGCCACCTGATGCTTGCTGGCGAGCTACGATGGTGCCGTGGAAGGCGTATGCTGAGTTGTTGGGCAGGATGACTTGGTTGTCTGTGGAAGGGGTGCTGTTGTTGGTTGTCAGGGCTTCGGGGGTGGCGTCTGTGGTGTCAGAGCGAAGGACGAAGGTGCCTGTCTGGGCATCGCCAGCAGAAACAAACCTCCCACCAGCATGTGCTTTTTTATGTATTATTTTTGCAGAAGCGTAAAAACCTGTAGCAACAGCCCCTATTTCTGTTGCTTGAGAGTCACTTCCGCACACAAAACTACCACCACCACTTGCAGTGTTAAAAGTGCCAAATGCAGCAGCGCCAGTTGCTGAAACGGTGTTATTTCTTCCTGCAACAAAAGCATAAGATGCAGATGATATAACAGAACGACCAATCGCAAGAGCCTGCGCCGCCGTAGCCTTCGCTTGATACCCCATAGCCACCGAGTAAGCACCAGTAGCGCCATAGGAACTTGTGTTGTTGGCTATAGCTGCTGCGAAGCTGTCCGTGCCAGAAGCGTAACTGTCGGTTAGTGCTACCGATTGCTGCCCAATGGCAATTGCTTCTATGCCTAGCGCCGTGGCGGACTCACCTATATACTGACTAACCCCTGCTTCACATCGGTATCCAATTGCTACTGAATAGTTTGACAAGCTTCCCGTGCCGCCATAAGCATTTCCGATAGAAATTGACCTGTTAGCGTGCGCCGTTGTATTATATCCAATAGCCACTCCACCAACACAATTTGTTCCAGCAGTGGTGTTTGCACCAAGTGCGACTGAAAATGCAGCCTTTGCTTCTGTACCTGATCCAAGGCTGATAGATTTTGACCCACTTGCTACACTTGTATCTCCAATAGCCACCGCATTCGTACCAGTAGCACTAGGTGCAGTAGGACTAGACGGGTTCTCAGCATACAACTCAAGGGCAGCGCCACCGCCGCCAATCGCTGTACCGTCTAAGAGCAGATCAGTACCATCACTAGAGAGTGTTACGTCTGCGCCTGAGCCAGTGTTATCAATATTAACTGATCCCATTAGTACGTTACCTCCGTAGTGTTTACTGTAGCGACCCACCTAATGTTGTGAGCAGCCTCTCCTGTTACCGTAATAGCAACAGCGCCGTTTGTTGTGTCTGCTGACAAAGCAATGCTCCAGTTAGCTGCGCCTGTGCTTTCACTAATCTTGTTTATGTTATACGATCCAAGTGCCGCTGTCGAAGCTGATGCACCTCTTACTGCACCACCTTTGATTTCCCATACAGCAAAGTCATCTGTACTTGAGCTATCTTCACGAGCAATTACTGTGCCTGTAAAACCGTAGACAGAGTTGTTGGGGAGGATGATTTGGTTGTTAGTGGAGGCAGTGCTTTTGTTGGTGGTAAGGGCTTCTGGGGTGGCGTCTGTAGTATCGCTGCGGAGAACGAAGATGCCCGTTTGAGCGTCTCCGCTAGTGAAAAATGATCCCGCAGAATATGCAAACTTGGACCTAACATTTGTATATGCGTGTGTACCTAAAGCAAAAGAGTTGTTTTCAGCAGAGTAATTAAGCGAGCCTATAGAAAAAGAATTATTACCTTGCGCTGTTGTGTAGCTGCCAATAGCAAAGCTATAACTGTTATTTGCTTGGACATTATAGCCAAGCGCACCGTTCTGGGAGTTTAAGGATTTCGCATTATAACCAATCGCAATACTACCTGTCTGAGTAGCCTTAGCCTGATACCCCATCGCAATACTATTAGCACCAGTAGCACCATAGCTAGAAGTGTTGTTGGCTATTGCTGCTGCGAAGCTGTCAGTGCCGGAGGCGTAGGAGCCACCGAGGGCCATTGCACCTGAGCCTGCTGCTTGAGCGCCTGCTGCCCCACCCGAAAGGTATCCGATAGCCGTTGCCGAAGATGCAGTAGCCGCTGGCAATGCGCCGGAAAAAGTTGTATTTAACTGGGATATTCCGACATGCGAAGTGTCTAAGACAAACCAGTTTGACCCGTCTGTAAAAACCTTGACCGCAGACCTCGCATTAACTTTGTATGTATTGTATGCGACATTTATTTTTTCAGACCCCGCGGGATCAATAGTAACCCCGCCAGTACCGCTGCCCGTATAGATAACATAAAAGTAAAACCCAGCGCCTAAAGTTGCGGCAGCAGTCAGGCTAACTGTAAATGATCCGCCAGTGCAGTTAATAATCTTACCGAGGTCACCTGCAACTACAGTGTAGGCACCTGTCTTGTCGTCTATAGTCAGGGCCGTACCGCCACCACCGCCACCTACAGCTGTGCCGTCTAAGAGTAGGTCAGTACCGTCAGAGCTAAGTGTAATGCCGCTGCCTGAGCCTGTGTGATCTAATTCAATCTTACCCATTATGCGTATGTAACCTCGCTTGTGTTGACCGTGGCAACCCACCTAATGTTTGTAGCTGCTGCGCCAGTAACCTCTATCTTCAAGCCGCCGTTGGTTGTGTCAGCAGTAAGTGCAATGTCCCACGCAGAGGCACCAGCCGAGGCATACAGCTTATTCTTGATGCCATTGCCAAGCACAGTCGATGCTGCGTTGGCATCACGCAGCAATGCACCCTTGATCTCCCAACTTGCGTAGTCACTGCCAGCCGCTGCGCTTTCACGAGCAATGATTGTACCGCTGAAGCTGTATGCTGAGTTGTTGGGCAGGATGACTTGGTTGGTGGTGCCTCGTGTAGTGTTTGGCCCGTTAGTCACCATTGCCTCTGGCGTAGCATCCGTAGTGTCAGACCGCAAAACATAAATAGACGCTTGGCTGTCACCCTGATCGCTAAACGACTCACCGCTAAAAGCGAACTGACCTTCAATAGTCGTCTTAGCCCGGCGACCCATTGCAACAGAATACTGTGCATTAGCTGCAGTAGAATTGCCTATAGCATACGACCCTACGCCAGAGGCAGAAGAGAACCCGCCAAGGCAATACGCATAAGTGCTAGTTGCTGAAGCATTCTTGCCTAATGCAACGGAATAAGCACCGCTTGCAATAGAGTCATTCCCTACCGTTACGGCAGCTAGAGAACTTGATCTATTGTCCTCACCAATGGCAACGGCACCGTTTGAAATAGCCCCATAAGAAGAGCTGTCCCTGCCGATCACAGCAGCAAAACAATTGGCCGCAGAAGCAAAAGAGCCACTCCCAAGCGCAACAGCATTATTACCCGTTGCAGTTGGCTGAACATATGGCCAAACAGAACTAACCCAGTTATCAGCGTATAAAGCAGGAATATCCTTAGCCGCAGCCGTGATAAACACCACCGCAGAACCAGTTAAATTCAAGGCAGCGTCAGAGTTAGAGCTTTCGTCTACCGTTCGTGACAGGGTTGTCCCAGTGGCCGTGTAAGTGCCTGAGCCAATCTCCCAGTCGTCACCGTCCTCGATGGCATAGCGAACCACGTCACCGTCACTCACGCCAGCATCAGCAAAACTTTGGTAGCCACCCTCAGCAGAGCCAAGCGTGATTGTTCCAGTACCTGTTGTGGCAGTGGTGACTTTGGCTCTGTTTACGAGAGTGACCATAGTTTATGCAATCCGCAAAATGGCGTTGCTCGCATCCGCGGTCGGGAACTGGATCGTGAACGTACCATCTGTCGAGGTCTTGTCCGAACCAAAGTCCAGCACTGCAACGGTAGGATCACCAGAGGCTGTGCTGTTGTAGATCAACGCGCCGCGAGCGGTGATCGTAGCGGATGTAAACTCAAGGTCAGCAAAGTCCGTCAGAGCCGTTGTACCAGAAGTTGTTG